AAACCTATCTTAAGAATAACACACCCATCACAGCTAATGTAGATGTAAACAATGTTACTCCTTACTTAGCTACTCAAGCTCAGCTAAGAATCATGCCTATCTTAGGTACTACATTCTATAATGACTTACTAACTAAGTACAATGATCAGACTTTAGATCCTGATGAAGAGACTTTAGTAACATTCATTCAGCCAATTATAGCATGGAGAGCAGCAGAAGATGCTGTCTTTGGTCTTAGTCTACAGCTAAAGAATAAAGGTCTACAGACTCAATTCGGAGATAACAGCTCATCTGTAGATAGAGGTACTATAGCATTCAGTATGGAACACTATGCACAGAAAGCTGCATTCTTTGAGCAGAGATTAATAAGATACCTACTAAAAAACAGAGCTTTGTATCCTGTATTCACTAGCACAACTAACAGAGATACTGACTTAAGACCTATGATAGATGGATGTAATTGTCTATCTAATGGAATGCTAGAGTGTAATGGTCTATGTGGAGGTGCAGGTAACAATGGCTATAACAATTCAATCTTAATATTATGAAGCACTCAGGAGTACTATCATTCTTAACTTTTGGCTTTGGATATCTTTCAGGTATCTCTTTAGTATTTGCTGATCAGTTACATTTCAAATTATTAGGATGCCTATTAATATCCTACTTTACTTTTTTACTAGTATCTGAAATAGAAGGTAAAGAATGAAAGCACAACTATCCCTACTACTAATATCTATACAATCAGAACTATTGACACTTATATCTATATGCTTTGCATTCTTTTTACCAATCTCAGGAATACTGCTAATGATAGGAGTACTAATATGCATTGATACTATTACAGGTATTTGGAAAGCTAAAAAGTTAGGGGAGAAAATAACTAGCAGAAAGCTCTCAAGTATAATCAGTAAGTTAGCACTTTATGAAGTTACTGTGATTATGTTCTTTTTGATAGACCAATTCATACTAAATGATATCATACTAACTTTTTTCAGTGTACCATTCATGCTTACTAAAGTAGTGGCATTGGTCCTAGCTAGTATAGAGGTGATGTCAATTAATGAGTCATACAAGCAAGTCTACCATTTGGACCTATGGTCATCATTAAAGAATCTACTAGCTAGATCTGCAGAAATTAAAGAGGACATTAAAAAGATAAAGAAATGACATACACTAGAGAACAGATAGAGGCAGCTGTAAAAGCTAAAGGATATCTTTACTTTGCAGGAGCTAAAGACTATGATGTAAATATAGTAGGAGTTCGTAACTCAGCACCAGGTCAAAAAGTTACTAATCTCTTTGATGACAAATTAACTATATCTTATAGAGTAGATGGCAAATGGTTCTACCATGAGTGGGATGCTACTACTGAGCCAGGTAAAAAAGGAGTTATGCAATTCCATAATGCTAAGGGAGTGGCTAGATTAGTACCTAATCAATATAGAGGAGTCTATGCTGTATCTATGCATCAGGGTAAATATCAGGCAGTATGTCAAAGATTAGGAGATGTGACTGTATGGAGAGATGGTGATAGAGATATGACCTTTGCACAAGGTAAGACTGATACAGGAATGTTTGGAATCAATATCCATAAAGCAGGTACAGTATCTAGCTTTGTAGAAAATTGGTCAGAGGGATGCCAAGTATTTAAAAGAGTAAAAGATTTTAATGAGTTTATGGTAATAGCTAATAGAGCTAAAGATATACATGGTAATCACTTTACTTATACCTTAATAGAATCTAATGATATTTAGACTTAGTGTAATTATCTTAATGCTTAGCTCCTGCTCTGCACAATACCATCTTAATAAAGCAATTAAGAAAGGATATAAATGTGAAGAGACAGGTGATACTATCAGAATCACTACACTAGATTCTATACCTGTCATTATTAATGATACTATAGTATGGGAAAAAATTATCAACACTAAAGATACCATAATCAAGTATAATACAGTCTATGTACCTAAGACTAGACTAGATAAAAGAATAGAATATAAAATAAAAGTAAAGACTATCTACAAAGATAGACTAGTATACAAATATAAGTATAGAGCTGAGGGACAAAAGGCAAAGTCTGAAGTAAAAAAAGTTAAGGCTCAAAGACCTAGACCTAATGGAAATCTAAGTCTATTATTTGTAGGAGTAGGCATAGGTCTACTATTATCATATCTCTTTAAATTTGCTAGAGAGAGATATATGTTCTAAGTTTACACCATCTATGGTAAGAAAAAGACTGTTTTTTGACATTGAGACATCATTCAATGTCGGTATATTTTGGAGATCAGGATATAACCTCACAATCAATCCTGGTGATATCATTCATGAGAGAGCTATTATCTGCATCTGCTACAAATGGGAGTCAGATGGTGATGTACAATTCCTAACATGGGATAAAAAGCAATCAGATAAGGCTATGATTAAAGCATTCCTCAAAGTTATGGCTCAAGCTGATGAAATTGTGGCTCATAATGGGGATAGATTTGACCTCAAATGGTTGCGTACAAGAGCCATAATACATGGTCTTGATGTTATGCCCTCACCTAAGACAATAGATACTCTTAAATGGGCTAGAAAGTACTTTAATTTTAATAGTAATAAACTAGACTATATAGCTAAGTATTTAGGAGTAGGGCAGAAGATGGATACAGGAGGACTTGACCTGTGGAAAGATATAGTATTTAAGAAAGATCAGAAGGCAATGGATAAGATGGTAGAGTATTGCAAAATGGATGTTACTGTCCTAGAAGCTGTATTTAATAAGCTCAATTCCTACACTACTCCTGCTACTCATTATGCTGTAATGGATGGAGATGAGAAGTATTGCTGTCCTGAATGCACTAACTATAATGTGAGATATAATAAACAGGTAGTGACTACAGGAGGGACTATCCATCATTGGCTATTATGTAAGGATTGTAAAAAACATTTTAAAATAAATAATAAAACTTACACAGAGTATTTGAAATTCAAATATAAACACTAACTTTGCATAGTTCCATAGTGTAGAAAGCAGTTATTAAGCTCCCCAGCCAATAGCTGCTTTTTTTTTGTCACAAATTTAGCTAATATATGGGACAGTTTTATTTTGCGAAAAGTACCATATTTTGGTACAAATTGCAACTTTAAACTATAAAGGATAAGGGGCAAAAATTGCCACATTAATTAAATAGAAATGTTTTATAAACTCGAGTTTTTAAGGGTATAACCATAAAAAAAGTATAAAATTTAAGGTTATAGCCTATAGCAATTCTCTCCAAGTTAGTAAGTTTCGCTGATTGCAGTCTCAAATTGCGACCACAGTATTATACATTATTAAGTAAAAATTACCTTTATTATATGTTTTACCTTAAACATAGGGACAAATTGTCCCCTAGTCTTATTTAGAATGAATATAAATTACACTTTTTTATTGCAGTTATAAAACTTTATACTATCTTTGGCGTATAGTTATCAACAATTAAAACTTTTACACATGGACAAAGAACAAATTATGAAGATTATTTTTACTGAGGAGGCATCACTGTATGATCAGGCTAAAGAATTTCAAGAGGCTTTTGGATCAGCTGATGAGGCTACTCAAAGAATTGTTACTAAATGGATTGCAATTACTAACCTAATAGAAAAAATCAATGAAGAGACTAATTAATTACTTTACTCCTGTAGGAGAAGAGCAGAAAGGATTTGTTATGGCATTTGTCATAGTAATCTCTATAATATTATCAATCGTTTTTTTATTTCCACTTTTAACCTTATTATCATGAACTTTATAAACTTATTCAAAAGAGAGAATACTTATTTTTCTAATTGGAAAACTGACTATGATAGTGATGTATACATAGCAGGTACTATTGAGCCATTTACTTACAATGCTACAGAGACTGATGATGAATATATGTCCCTGTTTATTCTAAGTGATGCAAATCTTAACCTACTTAAATCTAAACTATGAGACAGTCACCTACATTCAGTGTTATTCTAAGATTTTGGACTAGCAGAAGATTTGCAGATGAGGTAAGAGGTGGATTTAATCTACCTCTATACCTGAGATATTTAGAAATCATAAATAATAAAGGCAATGAGAAAGTATAAACACGCAGCCATTGGCTTGCTAATCGGATTTTTAATCGGATTCTCCTTATCAATCTACAGGCTTAAAGAATGCCAGGAGCAGAATGATATAATTAAGGACCTAATAATAGAATCACCATGACTGAGTTCACACAACTAGCTATTGAGGTACAAAATGCCATAGCTAATGGTGATTATACTCACCAAAAATACCTGAGATTCAGAGAGTGGTACTTTCAGAGTTATGAGGGCAGTAAAAGAAATGCTGCTAGAGATTTTAGAATGTTTGATTTAATGTATGGCTTAGATGTGCCGATTAAAAATAATGATAATGAAGATATATAGAGTAGTATTCAAGACCTTTGACTATTGGAATGGTCCTGTAAAGTTAGTCACTAGGATAGTGGAGGCATATGATGCTGATCATGTTAAGCAGCTCATACAAAAAAATGATGACTTAATTCTATTAATTGAGGAGATATGAAAAAATTATTTAAATATTTACAATGGCTACAGAAAGAAAAAATACAGGCAATGATATATTGTCAAAGAGGATTTTGAATGATATCATTAAAGAAAGGTATCCATTTGAGCCTACTAAGAAGATAGCAGATGACTTAGGATTATCAGAGTCATCAGTTTATAATAGAGCATGGAGTATGGGTATTAAGAAAGATCCTGTTTATCTTCGGTCTACTCAATATCCTCCAGGATATCTAGGTGGTAAAGCTACTCAATTTCAGAAAGGTCATGCACCTGCTAACAAAGGACAAAAAATGTCCACAGAAGTATATCAGAAAGTGGCTCATACTATGTTTAAAAAAGGCTCTAAGCCTACTAACACTCAACCTATAGGTACTATCCATCAGAGAAGAGATACAGGAGGGAAGATGTATCAGTATATTAAGCTAGCAGATTGTAATTGGCAGCTGCTCAATAGATATACTTGGGAACAGCACAATGGACCAATTCCTAAAGGAATGGTGGTAGTGTATAAGGATGGTAATTATCTAAATAATGATATTAACAATCTGTTAATGATAACTAAGAAAGAAAATATGGCTAGAAATACCATACAAAGATTACCTAAAGAATTACAGCAGGTAATGAGATTAAAATGTAAACTAATAAAAAAAATAAATAACAATGGCACAAAACAAATTAAGTGATTTAAGAGATCACATCTTCATGGCTCTCGAAAGATTGAGCGATGAGACATTAACAACAGACCAGGTGAATGTAGAGGTGGATAAAGCTAAGGCAATATCTCAGCTTGCAGGAACTCTAATCCAATCTGCTAAAGTAGAGATAGATTTCATTAATGCTACAGGAGTATTAGAATCTCAGTCTGATCTATTTAAGTCAGTAACACAAACTAAGTTATTATGACAGCAGTACAACAGGTGTTCAGTGACTTAGAGAAGTTACAGCCCCATCTATTCAATATGCACTCAGTAGAGGGCAGAGAATTTGTCAATCACTTTCATAAGTATTTGGATATTGAAAAACAACAGATGAGAGATGCAGGTTGTCCATATATTGGAGGATGGGAAGATGATGAGTTTGAATATTGGTATAATCAAACTTATAAATCAGAACAATGAAAAAGACAGCAGTAGAGTGGTTAGAAAAAGAATTAAACTACATTGAAGAAAATAAATATACTTCATATATTGATTTAAAAATCAAACAAGCCAAAGAAATGGAGAGAGAGCAGATGGAAAGTGCTTATTTAGCTGGAGAGTCAAAAGATAAACAATACTACAATGAAACATTTAAAAACTCAGAACAATGAAAGAAATAGATTTTT